ATTTAGGGAGTCAGGGAGGCAAAGGGAGTGCTTTTACTATAAGCCTCCGTACACGCGCATACGAACACCAATGTAATACGCTCCCTGTCCCTCCCTGCCTCCCTTTTTCCCTCCCTATTTCCCTCCCTCCCTACTTGGGGAGTCTTGGGGAGCGTAGATCAGATTAGGGAGTGTTAGGGAGTGTAGATCAGATTAGGGAGTGTTAGGGAGCGTGATACGGGTAACGTATGGTGCTTGATGCAAGGCGGCGCTGTACCGAGTTCGACCTACATGTAGGCGCTCTATCCCCTCTCCAGTAATCGCCGCACCCTGGGCACGCTATGGCATCGGAGTGGCATCGGCGGCCTGCAAGCTGGCGCGCATCCTTGGCATGTGTCGGAGACGATGCCGCTACCTGGGAGCTGGCCTGCGTGATCCGATACCGGCAAGCTGCCGATACCTAGTCGCGTATCCCTGGGCGATGCGATGCTCGCATGGTCGTCGGCTTGGTTGGTTAGTGCTCACTGCGCATGGTGCAGCGCAGCGTTAGCTCGATGGGGGGGGGCTTTGAGTCGGCTGGGGCGTGAGTTTTAGCCATACCCATCCCCTCGCAAAACGGCTATTCAAAAGTTATCCACAAAAATGCTATGCTAAGTCATGGGAAGACTGACAAACGAAGGGTGGGCGAGAATGGACAGGATGATTGCTGAGCATGGCGAGGAAGGGGCATTGGCGCTGATAATGACGCGGGTAGCGGAGGGTGAAGACCCTAGGAACATTGCGCGGAGTAATGCGATGCCGTGGATGGTGATGCGTCGGTGGTTGGAGGGGAAGGCTGAGAGGATGGCGGAGTGGGAGTTGGCGAAGAGGTGTTTCGCGGATGGATTGGTGTATGAGGGGTTGCAGGTAGTGAGGGATGCGAGTGTGGAGAGTGTGCCGCTGGCGAGGTTGCAGGCGGAGACGTATGGGAAGCAGGCGGCGAAGATGTCGCGGGTGGAGTGGGGTGATCGGGAGGAGAGGGCGAGTGGGTTTGGAAGTAACGGAATCACAATTGTGATTGGTGATGTGCAGTTGAAAGGGATTGCTGCGCCGAATATTAAGGATGTTGAAGGATTGGTTGTTGATACGCAGGAAGTTGTATGAGCGAATTACGATTTGATTTCATTCCGTGGCAAAAAGAGGCGATCAAGGACAATTCTCGGTTCAAGACTATTGTCGCCGGAAGACGTTGTGGTAAAACTAGATTCTCTGTTGTTAATACATTGATAAAGGCATTGGAATGTCCAAGCAAAGATGCAGGGGTGATGTACGTCGCGCCGACGCAGGGAATGGCGAGAGTTTTGTGTTGGGATTTGCTGCTTGAGCTTGGTGCGTTGGTTATCTCGAAATCTAATGTGAATAATGGCGAGATTAAGTTGGTGAATGGGATAACGATCTACGTCAGAGGTGCTGACTCTCCTGATTCACTCCGAGGGATGAAGTTGTACCACTGCACCCTAGACGAGATGCAAATGATGAAGGATAACGTTTGGGAATTGATTATCCGGCCTGCACTTTCGGATATGGAGGGTACTGCGCTATTCATTGGAACGCCAAATCCTGGCATCAGTTTATTCCGTGATTATTTCGACCTTGGAATGGCCGGGACTGACGAAGAATGGAAGTCCTGGCATCTCACAACGTACGACAATCCATTAATCTCTCGGTCTGAAATTGAAGCTGCAAAGCGTTCAATGAGTACGATGGCCTTCAAGCAGGAATACATGGCTTCGTTTGATACGATGGGGGCCGACATATTCAAGGAAGAATGGTTTAAGTCTGGCCCTGAACCGAAGAATGGGAGTTACTACATCGCAGTCGATCTGGCTGGATTCGAGGATGTGAGCGACCCGAATAAAAAGAAGCATTTGGACGATACAGCTATTGCGGTGGTGAAGATTACTGACGAGGGAACATGGTGGGTAAAGAAGGTTGATATGTTCCGAAAGGATGTAAGGGAAACTGCTGTGAGAATCCTCATGGCGATCAGGACATACAAGCCTATCTGCGTGGGGATAGAAAAAGGAAGTTTGATGAGGGCGGTGATGCCGTACCTTACTGATCTTCAGAGGAAGAACAATGTATATGCCCACATTGAAGCAATATCGACTTCCGGTTCAAGCAAAAAAGGAGTTGATGCAATTGCCAATCGCGTGATCTTCGCATTGCAGGGCCGGTTTGAACACGGCAGGATAATATTCAGTGATGACGGCAACCATGACAAGCTGAAGGATCAGTTGCTAATGTTCCCTTCACAGAAGGTTCACGATGACGGGGCCGACGCGCTTTCCCTAATCGCGCATCTCCATGACACGATTTATGGCGACCCAAATGAAACAGCGGATGAATGGGAACCTTTAGATGTTGTTGCAGGGTGTTAGATAGTGCAGGCCGGATGAATTTTACGTTTCTCTGCCAAGTATGCTTCGTGAGCTTCTTCCGCAGTAGAGTACATTCCGATATGGATATGCTTTTTATTGACCTGTATTTGAGCAACATATCTTCCACTATGCTCACAAACACCTAAAACCCCAGTTTTATTGTTACTCCTTGGGCCTTTTTGGTTCTGCATATTTTCGCCAACTGTCACAACCCTAAGATTGCGGATCATGTTTTCGGACCTGATGCCGTTTATGTGGTCAATGTCGTTAGATGGGAACTCGCCATGAACATAGAGCCAAGCAAGCCTATGTGATTTGTAATATTTACCATCTATACCTATTGTCATGTATCCAAAACTATTCTCAGACCCTGCAATTTGCCCTTTTATTGCTTTCGGGCCTCTTGTGGTTTTACGCGTAAAAACGCCTGTTTCTTCGTTGTAGTGAAGAAGCTCTTTGAGCCTGGATTGTGTAATCACTGGATACCCCACATGGTAAAAGGATGGTATCGGTAATCCGCTGAAGTGGCAGTGGAAAGGCTGGCCGGCCCTGTCCCGATGTGGATATTCTACAATATTGACAGGAAGATGGCAATGTAGTAAGTTGCTAACCGGATAGGTTCTTACCGCAGTCAAGGAGTAAAGATGGACGCCGACAAAGTGAATTTCGAGAACACAGGGCATGTCGTGGATGACACGACTGAAGAACCGGCGACCATTTATTACGAGCCTACCGAGAACGACAAGGAGCTTACGGCCTTTGTCAGCGACCACTGCGAGAGGTGGCGGGAATATAGGGATCAAAATTACCAAGACCTGTGGGACAAATACGAGCGCATCTGGCGCGGAGTGTGGGACGCCAGCGACAAAGCAAGGGAATCCGAACGCAGTCGGGTAATCTCACCGGCAACACAGCAGGCCATCGAGACACGCCATGCCGAGATAATGGAAGCGATCTTCGGCCAGGGCGAGTTTTTCGACATCAAGGACGATATTGAGGACAAATCCGGTAGCGTCGATGTTGAGGTGATGAAAGCGAAGCTGTACGAGGACTTCGCGCAGGACAAAATCCGCAAAAGTATCGACCAAATCACGCTGATGGGCGAGATTTACGGGACGGGCATCGCCGAAATCACTGTCGGCAGCGAAAAACAGTACAAACCCATGCAGGTTCCGATTGACGCGCAGACTGCTGCGTATGGGGTTGGTGAAAAAGACCGGATTTCCGTCAAATTGGCCCCGGTAAATCCGAGAAATTTCCTGTTTGACCCGAATGGAACGTCGATTGACGACTGTATGGGCGTGGCGATTGAGCGATATGTCTCGATCCACAAGATTGCACAGGGAATTGCGTCTGGAAAGTACCTGAACGTCGATATTGGAGCGATGTACGACTCTGACGACATCGAGGCGACGACCGAAGCGAGGAATTTCGAGGACGACAAGGTAAAACTGCTGACCTACTACGGTCTTGTGCCGCGTGAGTACCTGTCGAAAGAGGAATTTGCTGAAATTGAAGGCGTTTCTGAGTCCATAGAAGACTATTCCGACATGGTTGAGGCGATCATCATCATCGCCAATGACGGAACACTGCTGAAAGCCGAAGAATCCCCCTACATGATGAAGGACAGGCCGGTTATCTGCTATCAGGCGGATACAGTGCCAAATCGCCTGTTGGGGCGCGGAACTGCCGAAAAAGCATCCAATATGCAGGCCGCAGTCGATGGTTCGATGCGCTCACACATGGACGCACTGGCCCTGACGGTTGCTCCGATGGTAGCGATTGACGCTACCCGCTGGCCGCGAGGCGCGAAGTTCGAGGTCAAGCCCGGAAAGGGCGTGATGACCAACGGAAACCCGAATGAAATCCTGTTGCCGTTCCATTTCGGTACAAACGACGGTGCGGCGATGACCACCAGTAAGGAATTCGAGCGCATGTTGCTGATGGCGACGGCGACGATTGATTCCAATGGATCGGTATCGCAGGTTGCGCGTGATACGAACATGGACATGGCGACGGCGACCATGATTAAGAAGTACAAGCGTACTCTGGTGAATTTCCAGGAGGACTTCCTGATCCCGTTCATCTGCAAGGCCGCGTGGCGATACATGCAGTTCGCACCGGAGCGGTATCCGAGTGCTGATGTGAAGTTCATCCCGACTGCGACTCTTGGCATCATTGCCCGTGAGTACGAGCAGAAGCAGTTGGCATTCCTGATTCAGACTCTTGGGGCGCAATCGCCACTGACGCCGATCCTGATGCAGGGAATAATCAGGAATTCCTCGCTGAACAACCGTGAGCAGATGCTTGAACAGATGGCGAAGCAATCGCAACCTGATCCGCAGCAGCAGCAGATGGCGCAGCAGGGTGTGCAGCTTGAGATGGCGAAGAAACAGGCTGAAGTGCAGAAGTTGCAGGCCGAAGCGCAGAAGACCACGGTTGAAGCGCAACTCGCTCCAGAAGAAGCAAAAGCGAAGATGATTTCGGCGTTGAGCAACAATCTTGACGATGACCAAGAGGGTAAGGACTTCGAGCGAAGGGCAAAGATCGCCGAATTGATGATCGCCGAAAAGGACATTATGAGCAACGAGAACATCGCCAAGATGCAGATGATGGTGACTCGTGAAAAGAACATGAAGGACAAGGAATACGTGGATCAAGCGATGTAGTTATTCGTTGGGGAGAAGAGTTGTGATGACGCCAGAACTGCAACGCTACTATGAGCAACGACTGAGCATGATGGGAGAGGAAGCGTGGAAGGATTTAATGTTTGATGTAGAGCAGATGCTTGCCGCGACAAACGACCTTTCATCGGTACAGGACGAAAAGACGCTTCACTTCCGGCGCGGGGAAATCAGTATCATGCGGTGGTTACTAAGTTTGCAGTCGGTGAGCGAACAGGTCTATGAGGAGAAGAAACTTGAGACAACTGATTGACATGCGGTGCGCTGCCTGTGGCAGGACGGCGGAGCGGTACATTGCAGAGGATAGCGCCCCATGCGCGTGTGGCGGGACGATGAACAAGATTATCGGGATGCCGAGAATCGCTCTGGACGGCACTGATCCTGGGTTTCCCGGAGCCTATGACCGTTGGGCTTCGATACGAGAGGCCAATGCCCGTGAAAAGAACGCCCGGAAAGAATCAAGGGGTGAATAGTTGACAGGTTAGTAAGTATCCGTTATAAAGCATTCAAATCGTAGCTTCTACTTAGGGAGTGGCACAAATGGCTGAAATCCAAGACGTCGAACAGGACGTCGGTGAACTTGAAACTGTGGCTGCGGAAATCGAGGCCCAGAGCGCGGAAAGTAACGAAGTAAAGCCGGAAAGCATAGTCTCTCAGGAATTCCCGGAGCGGTATCGCGGGAAAACTGTAAAGGAGATTATCGAACTCGCGGAAAAGGACAAGTCGAATCTTGGCCGGTACGCGAATGAAGCTGGCGAACTTCGGAGACTTGCCGATGAGCTAATCAAGGCACAAATTAAGCCAAAGGAACAAGAAGAGCAGCCCAAAGAGGTAGATTTCTTCGAGAACCCGCAAGAAGCAATTCGTAGGCAGATCGAGTCGAATCCGCGTGTGCTACAGGCCGAGCAGTATGCTCTAGCCGCACAACGGGCGCAGGCACAGCAGAAGTTGGCGCAGTTGCATCCCGATTTCGGGCAAGTCGTCCAGGACGCAGAGTTTGCGAAGTGGGTCGGCGAATCCAAGGTACGGGTCAAACTGTTCAAGGAAGCTGAAGGCTACGATGTCGATGCAGCAGACGAGTTGTTAAGTACCTTCAAGCAGTTGCGACAGATTAAGGCTGCAAAGCCGGATGTTTCTGTGCCGGATGAGGAAAAAGCCTCCCGCGCCAAAACGCTACAGTCTGCCGCAGTTGATACCGGAGGTTCTGGCGAGAGTTCAAAGAAGGTTTACCGAAGGTCTGATCTGATTAGATTGAAACTTCGTGACCCTTCCAAGTTCGACGCGATGCAGAATGAGATTGACGCAGCGTATCGAGAGGGGCGAGTAAAGTAACACTCGCTTCGGTGGGGTCTAACCTGACATTTTAGGAGACTTTCATGGCTTACCCCACTGGTATTACCACCGTATCGACCGCCGGCTACTTCGTACCGGAACAATGGTCCGACGAAGTTGTTGCCGCATACAAGGCGAAACTGGTCGTCGCCAACCTCACCCGCCGCATGAACTTCAAGGGCAAGAAGGGTGACACCATCCACATGCCCGTTCCGGCCCGTGGCTCTGCATCGGCTAAGGCTGCTGCTACCCTCGTTACCGTTGTTGCCGACAGCAACTCGGAAATTCAGGTTCTCATCAACAAGCACTACGAATACTCGCGCTTCTACGAGGATATTGCCGAGATGCAGGCTCACGCTTCCATGCGTCAGTTCTACACCGATGACGGCGGCTACGCTCTGGCGAAGCAGGTTGACCAAGACCTGATGCTGTTGGGTCACTACTGGCAGTCCGGTAACGGCACTGTCTCCCTGACGAATGCGTGGGAAACCGCCAAGATCGGTGGTGACGGATCGACGGCATTCGACGGTTCCGGCGACGGCAACGGCACTGCAATTACCGATGTTGGTCTGCGTACCGCGATTCAGTTGCTGGAAGACAGCGATGTGAATTCCAGCGAATTGAGTCTGGTTATCCCCCCGGTCGAAGCCAAAGTGCTGCGTGGCATCCCGCGCTTCACTGAGCAAGCCTTCGTGGGTTCCGGCGATACGATCCGCACTGGTCGCCTCGGCAACCTGTACGGCGTGGAGATTTTCCAATCGTCCAACTGCCCGTGGCTGCATTGCGAAGCAACCGACGATGCCACGGCTACCCTGTTCTCTGGAACTGCTTCGGCTACCACCGGAACTGATGCGTTCGGCCTGTCGTATGACTTCACTGGTCACTCGGCTACCAAGTACCGCGTCTGTTCGTTGTTCCACAAGGAAGCCAACGTCCTTGTTGAGCAGCAGTCGGTTCGCACTCAGGCTCAGTACAAGCAAGAGTACCTCTCGACTCTGGTGACGGCTGACACGGTGTATGGCGTGAAGAACCTTCGCGGATATGCTGGCGTGGCTCTGATCGTTCCGGCCTGATGAATCCGGGGGAGGCTTCGGCTTCCCCCACTTAACTTGAAAGGAGATTCATCATGGCGAATACAATCACGGTTGATCGTGTTGAACAGGGAAACAAGCAGTTCCAAGGCGCATTCAGTGAGATGTGGGCTGTTACCGGAACCATTTCAGATCAGGACGCAGTTGCTATCGGTGACACCCTGTCGGTCAACATGACTGTTCCTGGCGTTGCTCTCGGTGACATGGTTATCGGCACGAGTCTCACTGTCGATTACTTTGACGCTGGTGGTGATGGTGCTGTTATAGGAGCGTCTGTTGGCTCTGCAAACACGGTTCTTTTCACCATCCATGCTGACGTTGCGGAGTTCGCGGCTGATGCCTTGAACGGTGCGACAATCAAGATTCTCGTCGGGCGTCCGGCCTGGTAATAACAGCCCCCTCTTCGGAGGGGGTTCTTGCATTGGAGAACAGACATGGATGTAAACTCATTCGGCCCACTCTTGCTTAGTCCTACTGCGGTAGATGCCGATGGTGTCTGCGCTTCGCAATCTCCGGGGGCAGGGGCAATCCTAATTAACGGAGCATTCGCAACGGCGGGTGTTGCAACGATTACTCTCAACGGAGCGCATCTTGTCCGACTGACTTCAGGCGGAAACGATGCAGGTATCACATTCACCTTTACCGGAACCGACTCAAACGGTCGGGCGCAATCGGAAACGGTTGCGGGTACGAATGCTGGCAACTCGAATACAACCAAGTATTTCAAGACGATCACTGCGATTACGGCATCTGCTGCAGTAGCCACGACAATCGTTGTCGGCAACCTGATAGACTCAGTATCGAACACCATCAACCCGAATCTGGATACTTCGCCAATCGCCATTGGAATTGGTGTGACATTGGTTAGCGGAACTGTTACCTACAAGGTTCAGCATTCCTACCAAGACGGTCGCAGTTCGCATCCGTCGCTCTGGTTCGACAACTCTGCAGGCGCAAAGTCTGCGTCATCCGAAGCAACATATTCGGCCCCTGTTGCGTGTATTCGACTGCTTGTTTCAGCGTCGGCGTCGGCGGTACTGAGTGCTGCGGTGGTGCAGGGTGGTTAAATTCCGTTGCAAGCGCAGTGGCAACTTTGTAGCGTTCTCAAGCGAGGACGACATTCGCCACATGCGTACTCACGAAGGTTACGAGGAGGTAGGAAATGAAGCCCATGCCGATGAAGCCGTCAAAGTCACGCAAGCCGCCGAAGCGCAAGAAGTGCTGAAACCGAAGCGAGGAAGGCCGCGCAAAGAAGAAGTGATGGAGATTTGATATGGCAACATACGCTAATGGATTGATCGAGTGGGGGGGCGGGGCGGGGCAACCTGTCTATGTGAAGCAACCGGACGGATCAATGAAAAACGTGGGCGCTCCAGAACACGGAGAGTCTGCCTCGTATGTTGCTAGGGCTGTCTCTGACCCTCAAGTAGAGAAGGTAATCGCCCTCTACAACGCCAATCCTTCGTATCTGAACAACGAGCAGAGAGCATTCATTGCCGCTGGCATGGGAGGTCTGGATTCGTTTGGGCAAGGGTACAGATGGGGAGCGCAGAATCTTTTTGACAATGTTTTCGACCCACAACAAGCCGGATACTTGCTTCAGTCTGGATTTGCAAATTACCTGTCTCCAGCAGACGTTTCCGCAGGACAGCAATTCAACTACGATCAGTCACCGGCGCAACAGTCAGCGCGTGATGACGATGGCGGGTTATTCAGCAATCCATTAATGATGGCAGCCCTGATTGCCGGTGGTGGCTATCTGCTTGGCCCTGCTGGTGCTGGATTGTGGGGTGCAGAAGTGGGGGCTGGCTCTGGAATGCTAGGTTCTGGAATGAGCGCAGGACAACTAAGTTCATTGGGAATGAATGTCGGCTACGGAACGGCTTTATCAGGGACTGCTGGCGCATTGGGAGGAGCGGCAGCGTTATCGAATGCAGGGGGCGGTATGCTTGAAGGAACTGATTGGTGGAACGAACTTACTGACTACGGTAGCGGGGCTGGAACTAGCGGAGGATCGTCGCTTGATCTTTCAAGTCTATATCCTGACTTCACAAACTACTCTGGGCAAATGTCGAGCATTCCTGGGCTTGAGCAATCGCTTACGCAGGTTCCGTTGAACCTATCTGCTGGCGCTGGACTTGCATCTACTCCGTGGTATCAACAACTTCTCCAACAAGCCGCAGATAACCCACTCGGAACCGCAAATCAAACCCTGAAAGCCCTGAATTCCTCCGGCCTACTTTCCGGGGGGCTAAGTGCCGTTGGCGGATACTTGTCTGGAAATGCAGCGCAAGACGCCGCATCGAAAGCCGCTGCTGCACAAATCGAAGCAGCGAAAATCGCCGCCGATGCTGCTAAGTTCAAACCAATCGGCGTTACAACGAGATTCGGGCAATCCGACTTCACCAAGGACGCGAACGGCAACGTAATAGGTGCAGGATATAACCTGACTCCTGATGTCAAGGCGCAACAAGATGCACTGATGGCTCAGTCTGGTCAGATGCTCAGTCAGTATCAGAACGCTCCTGCCGCCTTCGCTCCGATGGGCGATGCTGGACAACGCGCCATGTCGCTAGGCAACCAGTACCTTGCCCAAGACCCGCAAGCGCAGGCGATGAAGTACATGCGGGATCAGCAGGCATTGCTTGCTACCGGACGCGACCGCGATATGTCGCAGATGCTCTCCGGCGAGTTCAACCGTGGGACGTATGGCTTGGCTACCGGCGCAACCGGAATGATGGGTGCGGCTAATCCTCGCTTGGAAGCACTGATGAACGCACAACGCCAACAGGATTTGGGCTTGGCTGCACAGGCGACACAGGGTGGCATGGATTACGCGAAGTTCGGCGCGGGAATGGTCGGCACTGGTGGCGATCTGACGAAGGGAATGTATGCAGGACAAACCGCCGCATACGATCCGTACAAGACGGCTCTAGGAGGTGCTCAGACGCTTGAAGGACTTGGGCAACAGGCTTTGACTATGGGCATGGATTTAGGCCGTCAAACGTCGAATGCGGCAGCCGGAGGACTATTGGCGCAGGGCATGAACAGTGCGGCGCAAACGATGCAGCCGGCGAATGCGTACAGTCCGTGGGGTGCGATGCTGAGTGGGGCGGGGAATGCCGTAGCGAATTACACGAATCCTGCTGTCAATCAGCAGTACAAGTTTGATCCATTCACCGGGAGGCCGCTGTAATGGCTGACAATATCGTAGAAAGTCTATTCGGGCCGCAACCGTGGCAGATACAGCAGCAGCAGAATGCGAATCTTGGTGTAGCGGCTGACAAATACGCTTCGCAAGACCCGTTTCAGCGTGCGGCTGGACAGATGTTTCGTGGAGGCGGCATGTTGGGCGGAGTTGCTGCCGAGGGCATGGGCTATGTTAATCCCGCTGCCGAACAAGCCAAGTTGCGTGAGAGCGTAATGTCGACGGGCGGCGACCTGACGACTTCGGCTGGACTGAAAGCGAAGGCGGCACAATTCGCACAAGCTGGCGATCAGCAGACGGCGATGAAGTTGATTATGTTGGCAAAGCAACAGGAGGCAAAGGAGCAAGAGATGCTTATGGCTTCTCGCAAACAAGCTCTTGGCGAGAGAAAGCAGGAGTTCCAAGAGACTGAGGCGTTTGATCTGAAGAAAACAGAGGCAATGGAACGCTTGAGATTGCGCGAAAAAGAGATAGAAAGCCAAGCAGCCATTGCAAAACAACGTGGCGAAGATTTGAGCCAGTACCGTAATGCAATGATTGAGAACCGACAGGCAATGCTTGCGCTTGCTCAATCAAAACAACAGGGCGCTAGTGGGCTTGGTAAGCCGCCTGCCGGATACCGTTACACCGCTGATGGTAATTTGGAGCCAATTCCAGGTGGGCCGAAAGACATGACGGCCAAAAACAAGGCTATCTCAGATACAACTGAGATGAAATCGAAGCTCGTAATTCAGAAGGTTGACGAGGCGCTGAAAGAGACTGGATTCTTCTCTACCGGACTGACTGGTGAAGTTCTTGGGATGATTCCTGGAACTAAAGCTTACGATCTGGATGCGACTTTGGATACCATCAAGGCAAATCTCGGATTCAATGAATTGCAAGCGATGCGGCAGGCTTCGCCTACTGGCGGCGCGTTGGGGCAGGTTGCTGTGAGAGAACTTGAGATGCTTCAGGCAACAATTGCATCGCTGAAGAAAGGTCAGAGCCAAGCAAAACTCCGCAATGGCCTAAATCAAGTGAAAATGCACTACGGCAACTGGAAGAAGGCCGTCGACCAGTCTGCTGCTCAAGAAGGTGGTGCGCCTATTAGTGGCGGGAAGCCTACTGGTTCTGCTGTTGATGCCGCTTTGGAGAAGTACAAATAATGGCTGATCTTGCTCAAGTCGAAGCGGCCTTCCTGAAGGCTGATGCTGCCGGAGACACGGAAGCAGCCGGTGTGCTTGCTGAGGAAGTTCGCCGGCTACGCTCTGAAGTCGCCGTACCGTCAAAGCCGACTTTATCGCCCGAACAGATCGCAGAGCAAAAGCAACGTGCAACAAAGTCAATGATCCGCGCTGAACGTGGCACTGCAAGGAACATCGTTGGCGACATAGTTGCTGGTGCTGGTGCACTTGGCGGAAAGATTCTCGACATCCCGGCGAAGATGCTTGATGCTCCGTGGTTGCGTAGCGAGGCTAGCTTGGCCCAAGACGTAGCGGATAAGAGTAGCGGCGCTTATCTTGCTGGAGGATTACTTGACCCAATTGCACAAGCAGCAGGCTCAGGAGCATTTGCTGCCGCATCACGCGCACCGGCAATCCCGAAAGTCGCTGAAGCAACGTCAACGTACCTGAAGAATATTGCAGCCGGTGGCGCGACGGGGGCCGGTTTGTCTGCGGCCCAGGGTGGCGATGCAGCGGAAGGTGGATTGTTCGGCGCAGGTATTACTGCTGCTCTCGGAAGCCCTGCGCTGGCAAAAGTTGTATCGAATATGTCTGGTGCAGCAAGGAACGTTGGAAATTCGCTTTGGGCAACGCTATCCAAAGGAGGCCGCGCTTCCATCGGGCAAAAAATGGTTCTCGATCAACTTCAGCCAGCAGAAAAAGACGCTGTGCTGAAGATACTCAGTACCAAGGGGGTTGATGTTTCTGAGCTAGGACAACCACTGACTACTGCACAAACTCTTGGTCAGGCCCGCATTGGGCAGCAAGTAAAGGCTCCCGCAGGGGCGCGAGTTGCCGCACTTGAGAGTGAAATTTCCAAGATGCCTGGTGGAGAAAATCTGAATGCGATTGCTGCTGCACAGCAAGGGGCTTCCCGTGAAATGATGGGAACGCTATCTGGAGGAAGGAATGCTCCGATTGATCCGCTGATTGGTATGTCTGCTGATGATATAGCACTAGCGAAAGTTAAAGCAGCAAGAACAGCTACAGCACAGAAACTATACCCGCAAGGCGAAGTTTCTGGCGACCGTGCGCTTAACGAAATCATGGATCGTCCCGCTGTCACTCGCGCTCTTGGAATCGAAGAACGAAGCGCAGGGAATGTTCCAAGGGCCACGCAGATTGGCAAGGATGCTCCTGCAAAGACGGTGTATCAAGGTGTTTTCACTGATTGGCAGCAGACCCCGTACAAAGAGGACATGCCTGAACAGTTCGCTAAATACTCCATCAAGTCATTGCAGAATCAGTACCGATTGATGGAAAAGGAAGTCAACCGCCTGATGAAGTCTCCGGCATCTACGGACGAGACTCTAGGTTACGAACTACGAGAAGCGAAGAATGCGCTAGGCGCATGGCTGTCAGAGAAATCGCCTGAATGGGCGCAGGCAAACCGTATCTTTGCATTCCAGTCTGTTCCGGCGAATCAGATGAAAGTTGGAACCGCGCTGTCGCAGAAGATGGAGCAATCGCCAGAAGCCTTCTTGAAGGCGACTGAGGCTATTCCTGCTCAAGAGAGGTTGATCCGTCAGGCAACTGGAAGGCCGAACCAGCAATTGTCTGATATGTTTAATCTTGGACAGATGAGCAAGATTTCTGGGCTTCGTAATGCTTCACAGATTACTGGAGAAGTTCAGGAATTGCAGAAGTTGGCAAAAGCTAATCTCGGAGATGAACGGGCATTCCAACTGCCAAACTTGCTTAATGTTTGGGTTGCTGTGGCTAACAAACTTGCGCGAGAAACCGCAAAATCAACGGTTGATGATGTGACAAGAGAAGCCGCTAAAGTATTGGCTGACCCGGCTTTGTTGAGAGAATTGCTTTCAAAAGATGCGGCAAGACGTGCTGCTATTGCAAGGCCAATGTCTACAGCTAGGATGGCCCCGATTGTTGGTGGAGCAAGTAACATTCAAGGAATGATGTCAGGAGCAAACCAATAATGGCAACGTATTTGGAATGTGTTAACGAAGTCCTCTCCCGCCTACGCGAATCCAGCGTTGCCAGCGTCACAACGAGTGCTTACTCCACGCTGATTGGGCGCTACATCAACGATTCCCGCAGACAAGTGGAGGACGCATGGAACTGGGACGCTTTATCAACTACCATCACCATTCCAACGGTAGCCGGAACCAGCACCTACACAGTTACCGGATCAGGCATTCGGCAGCGGGATATTACGGTCAACGACACGACCAACAAGCTCACGCTTCGCAACGTCCCGATTCAGTGGATACTCGATCAGCAGCAGTTGAGCGCGGTGTCATCGAGCGTACCATGCTATTACGCATGGAATGGGACGGACGGGACGGACAGCAAAGTGGAGTTGTTCCCTACCCCGATGGCGGTCTATTCGCTCAAGTTCAACATGATTGTCCCGCAGACGACTCTGACGGCAGACGCCGACATCATCACAGTACCCTCTGAACCGGTCATAGCAGGCGCATACGCCCGCGCATTGGTTGAGAGGGGCGAAGATGGCGGGCTGACCTCTGGAGAGGCATACGGGCTGTATAAGTCGATTCTGAGCGACTATATCTCGCTGGAGAAGGAGCGGTTCATGGAATTCGACTGTTTCGAGGCTACCTAAGTGGCTGACCAGATCACCCCCTTCTCGATTTCAGCACCAGGCTTCAACGGCCTGAACCTATCGGATTCGCCTGTCGATCTGCCGGCATCGTTTGCTCTGGAGGCGAACAACTGCATTATCGACAAGTCGGGCAGGGTTGCATCGCGGAAGGGATGGACGCGAGCGAGTACGGCGAATACCGACTTATCCACAAGCAACATTACTTGCATCGGAGAACTGATCCAGAACGACGGAACGGCTACTACGCTATGTGCTGGCGGAGGATTCCTGTTCAAACTGAGCGGCACCACACTGGTTACGCTAACCTATGGTGGTGGTGGTGTAGCTCCAACGATAAGCGCAAACAACTGGAAATTCTGCCAACTGAACGGTGTGGCGATGTTTTGGCAACGTGGGTACGATCCGCTAATTTATGATCCTGCTGTATCGGCAACCACGTTTCGGCGTTTGAACGAGAAAGCAGGAACTGCTGGAACCGTGTATCAGTGCAACGAGGCGATCAGTGCCTACGGGCGGGTATGGGCGGCAGATATTTCGACCGACAAGCAGACTGTGGTGTTCAGTGACTTGCTTTCGCCGCATGTCTGGACGGGGGGGACATCAGGATCACTGAACGTCGGCCAGGTATGGCCATCCGGTGGCGACGAGATTGTTGCTCTTGCGGCACACAATAACTTCCTGTTCATCATGGGGCGATTCCAAATCCTGATCTACTCCGGTGCGGATACCCCTTCGACAATGAAATTGCAGGATTCGATTGTTGGCGTCGGATGCATCGCAAGGGACTCGGTACAGAATGCTGGTGAAGATGTTGTGTTCCTGTCGGATAGCGGCGTTCGTTCGTTGCTGCGAACAATTCAGGAGAAATCGGCTCCGATTCGCAAACTCAGCCAGAACGTGCAGGTAGATTTTATGGGCGCGGTTGATCTGGAGAATACAGAGAACATCAAGTCGGTGTACAGCGCGGCTAACAATTTCTACCTGATAACGCTTCCGGCGACGGCGAACACCTATTGTTTCGATATGCGCTCTATTCTGGAGAATGGCGCGGCGAGAACATCAATGTGGACGCTGGTTGCAAAGTCGTTCTACGAGACAAAAGATCGTGTTCTGTATATTGGGAATGCGGGATATCTTGGCGACCATACAGGGTACTACGACGATGCTTCCGTGTATCGGATGTCGTACTACACCACATGGATTGACTTCGGTAATCCTATCCAGACTTCGATTCTGAAAAGGGTACTTGTAACACTCATTGGGCTGTCGAATCAGACCGTAGTATTCAAGTGGGGCTATGACTACAATAGTGCACAGTATTCGCAGACTTCGACGCTTTCTGGCTTGTCGAATCAAGCCGAATATGGAACAGCCGAATATGGAATTTCTGAATACTCAGGGAATGTGGCGATCAACGTAATGTCAGTTCAAGGTAGCAGTTCAGGGCGCGTGCTACAGTTTGGTTTAGAGGCGCAAGTAGGCGGGTATCAGATAGCAATTCAGCGGATTGACTTGTTTACAAAGGATGGACGGCTATGAGTGACTACATCGTTATCACGGACTATGCGGCAAAGGATGCGCTGCTTACTGGCAATCCAGCCAAACTCGTCAAGGGTACTGAGATTAAGGCAGACTTTGATGCAGTCGCGGTCGCCGTTGCTACCAAGTACGATTCCACTGATCTTGGGGTTACGATACAGGCTTACGACGCTGATCTGACAACGTGGGCGGGGGTTACGCCAGGAACCGGAATCACTACTGCCCTCGCCGTGAACGTCGGAACTGCCGGTGCTCCGGTAATTAACGGTGGCGCACTAGGAACGCCATCGTCAGGTACGCTAACCAATGCGACGGGGTTGCCGGTCGCTGGAATAGTTGATTCCACTACGGAAGCATTGGGGGTCGGTTCACTTGAACTCGGTCACGCCTCGGATACCACGCTGACGCGAGTGAGTGCTGGCGTAGTGGCGGTGGAAGGTGCAACTGTTGCCACACTTAGCACCTCGCAGACATTCACACTTCCACAGTACGGAACAAAAGCAACAGACAACGATCTATCGTTCGACATTGGTGCCGCTGGAAAGCTATTTTTCGATTGCACGCCTACTGCTGGTGGCGTGCTGACATTCACGAACATTCCTGCATCTCCCTGTTGGATTACAATCAAGTTGGTGAATGGTAGCAATTACGCGATTACCGCCCACGCAAATACCAAAGTCACATCGTCATTCCTCTCTGCAATCAGCGCGACGGGAACGTATGTCATTGCCGGCTACTGTGACGGCACCAATGTTCATTGTGCAACTGCGGGAGCTTCTGCATGAGCATTCCCGGACTATATGCTGGTTCTGGTGCTTCTGCCAGCTATCAGATTGAGAACTCGTTGCGGCTACGGGCGAGCGCGAGCGCGTATTTGAGCAGGACACCAAGCGCAAGCAATAGACAGAAATTTACATATTCCTGTTGGGTAAAACTTGCTAGAACTGGATTAAACGAATCGTTGTTCTGCGTGGATGGAAACTTCTCGTTAGATCGTGCGCATATCTTCCCAACGGAGATATTTGAACGCGCCTCTGGTGCTACCCAGTACCAAGTTACTCCGACGCCACTATACCGTGACCTATTGGCACATTATCATTTTGTAATTGTTTTTGATACCACACAGGCACAGACGGCGCACTCAGTTTCAGATAGCCGCATTCGTTTATTTGTCAATGGAGTTCAGCAAATAACTACGGGAACAATGCCAGCGCAAAATTACAACACGCTGTTTAATGCAGCACTTCTACATAGCATTGGGATGGAAAGCACAACAGGTACACTGCAAAGTCTATTCGACGGCTACCTCTCCGACATTTACTTCATAGACGGCCAAGCACTCACACCTTCCAGCTTCGGCGAAACCAATCCCGATGGCGTATGGGTTCCCAAACCCTACACTGGCACTTACGGAACCAATGGTTTCTACCTGCCCTTCGATGATGCCACGTCGCTTACCACGCTTGGCTATGATCGCAGCGGGAATGCAAACAACTGGACGTTGAATAATGTCAGTCTGACTGCTGGCGTGACGTATGACCATATGGTTGATACGCCGACGAATAACTATGCGACGTTGAATCCTCTTGACTCTAACGCTGGTTCATTGGGTGATGCGGCACTGAATTTCGGTGCTACTGTGCTTTCTACGGCAAGAGCAACCCAAGCGTTACCACTGAGTGGTAAATGGTATTGGGAAGTTTATATTTCTGCTGTAGGAAATCAAATAGCCCTAGGTGTGTGCGGAAGTGCACAGCCGTTAAACAACTATCCCTACTCTAGTTCAGTTGGGTACAGCTATATCAGCACGTCAGGTAATGCTGGAAATAACGCAGGATCGGTTGCCTATGGTGCAACCTTCACCACTGCGGATTTGATTGGTGTGCTATATGATGCGGACGCAGCTACGCTAAGTTTCTACAAAAACAATAGTACGCAAGGCACTGCGTTTTCAAGTCTTAGTGGGACTCTTTTCCCTTGCGTTGGATATGGTTCATCTTCTGGTACTGGTGCAGTACACATTAACTTCGGACAGCGCCCCTTCACCCACACACCACCAACCGGATTCAAAGCCCTCTGCACCGCGAACCTTCCTGCGGTGGCGATCACCAAGCCAGCATCCTACTTCAACGCCAAGACTCGCACTGGTACAGGTGCTTCGTTCAATGTGACAGGCCAAGCCTTCCAGCCTGATCTGGTGTGGACGAAGGGTCGCAGCGGGGCTACGGATCATGCGTTGTACGATGCTGTTCGTGGTGTGCAGAAGCAACTGGAATCAAATACAACAGGTGCAGAAACTACAGAAGCTACCGGACTGACGGCGTTCAACTCAGATGGGTATTCTGGTGGTGCGTTAGCGCAGATGAACACGAACGCAGCGACCTACATCGACTGGATGTGGAAAGCCAATGGCGCAGGAGCAAGCAACACGGATGGAAGTATCACCTCCACGGTCAGTGCGAACCAGACGGCGGGGTTCTCGATTGTTACCTATACGGGAACAGGAGCAAACGCTACTGTGGGGCATGGGTTAGGCAAGGCTCCGAGTTTTATTATCATCAAGGAACGTTCTGCGGGGGCATCTGCGGGAATAAACGATTGGGGGGTATATCACTCCGCCATCGGTAACACAGGGGGCTTGCGGTTAGACCTTACGAACGCACAGGTAACAGGGCAGATAGCTTGGTGGAATAACACGTCACCAACGACTACTGTAGTCTCCCTTGGTACGATGCAGAACCACAATGAACTCAATGGGAACTACGTCGCCTACTGCTTTGCAGAAGTCGCCGGATTCAGTAAGTTCGGGAGTTATACGGGGAATGGATCGGCTGATGGGCCGTTTGTGTATTGCGGATTTAGGCCGAGATTTATTCTTCTTAAAAATGCTTCCGCCGCTGCTACAAATTGGGTTTTGTGGGATACAGCGAGAGATACATACAACGCTGGCGGGCTAGGACTATATGCGAATCTGGCCGCCGCCGAGGATGACTACCGAGTGACTAATCCTGATGATATTCTGAGTAACGGATTTAAGCCGCGTGCTAACTATGCAAATGTCAACGGTTCTGGCAATACCATCATCTTCGCCGCATTTGCGGAACACCCATTCGGCGGCAGCAATGTCGCACCATCACCAGCGAGGTAATAAGAAATGTTCATAGATCAAGAAACACTCAAGCGCGTGAATATTGACGCGCCATATAAAGGCCGCAGCAAACTCGACACTCCTGAGATTCGTGCAGCGTGCGGTGTCATTGAGATTGCCGACCCCGTTCGCGGGGATGACAATCTTTTCTACAACCAAGAGATTGATGACGCACCGTATCTGATCGTCACGCCGAAACCAGCGGAGATGATAGAAGCTGCTCGCGTTGCGAAACTTGATCAGCAAATTCTCGCTCTTGAAAAACAAGCCATTGAGCAGGGGCTAATTCGAACGATCATTGATGATCTTCTGATCCGGTCGCTGCAAATTGCCGCTGCTGCTAATCCACCTGTGACCGAAGCTGAATTGATTGATCCAGAGTCGCCAAACTACTCACGCGCATATCATAAGGTTCACACGAACGCTGCTGCTCGTGCAATATTGAGGTCGCAACGATGAAGAAACTCGCCATCATCCTAGTCCTATGGCTGCCATTCAGCATCGCCGCGTTGCTGTCAGTGCCCATCAGCCTAGCCGCAATCATGCTGGAAGAAAATATCTACGGCAAAGATGTTCTTCGCGCAATGGACAAATTGTTGGCGGCCTTGTGCGGATTTAGTGGGTACTTCACTCTGAGCGCGGAATGCGGAGTTGCTACTGAGCAACCTTGGGCTGGACTTCGATGGGTACTGGATAAGATTCAAGCAGGGCATTGCGAAGGCGCAGCAAAGAACGAAGGTCTTACCTGAATATAGGTCAACGCATCTGCCCCACAGAGGGCGGGAAGGAACGAATCATGCCTGAATGGATTATTCAACTAGGAGTGGTTACTATGGTTGGCGGATTAGGATGGTTCTTGCGAAGCAAGGACGAGTTCCAGGCGAAGCAAATTGCCCTGCTATTCGTGAAACATGACGAGGACGCCAAGGCACTTCAGGACTTGCGAATCCAGATCGCCAGTAATCACTACGTCAAGCAGGAGCTTGATTCGCGCTTTGATAAGTTGGAAGCCGCATTCAGTGCTGGATTCAAAACGCTTGGTGAGAAGTTCGATAGACTTGCCGACAGGCTGGCGCAGAATGGGCATGAGAAATGAACCTCGAATTATTCCGCGATGCCGAAGGCCGCTTTAACTTCGGAAAACTGTTTGTCGACGGGAAGTATCTTGGAGAGACACTCGAAGACCCTGAACGGGAGGTAAAGATAGATGGCGACACGGCTATACCTCGCGGGCGGTACAGAGTCACGCTCACCATGTCGAACCGATTCAAGCGGATCATGCCCTACGTCCATGACGTGCCAGGATTTGAGGGCGTCAGAATTCATGGAGGCAACACGGAGGCTGACACTCACGGTTGTCCGCTTTTGGGTGCTGTACGGACTCTCACTGGCATTGCTCAGTGTGCAGGGGTCAATCAGAGATTGATTGATTTAATCGACGCAGCAACAAAGCGAAATGAGGAAGTTTGGCTGGAGATATCGTGACCGAAGATCGTCTCGCAGATCGCCCTCGTACCCTGTGGGGATGGCTTGAGCGCAAGAACTTTGTCAGCGTTCATGCGTTCCTGCTGTACGTCACAACATGGATGACGTGGGAGATAACGATTCAGGCGTGGCGGTATGCTTTCACGACTTCGCTGACTTCCGGCATTGAAGCAGCAGCGGTGATTGGCGCTGTAACAGTTCCGTTTGCTGCATTGCAGGCGGCAGTATTCAAAATCTACTCGGAGTCACGGAAATGACCTTCTTGCTGGCAAACTGGAAACTTGTTCTGATAGGATTGCTGATCGCCAGCACCGCAATGTTTTACAAGCTCTGGCGCGAGGACGTTAGAGCGTTCAACGCCTACAAGATTGAAGTTGCTACACTCGGCAAGGCGGCTGAGATGGAGAAAGCGCGAATCGAATCAGAACACGCAAAAGTAACCAAGGAGATTAAAGATGCGATACCCAAAAAAATTGCTGCTGCCCGTTCTACTGCTGTTGCTAACTACATTGCCAGCCTGCCAGCACACTCCGGTAGCTGTGGCGTGTCCGGTGCTGCCAACAGTTCCGGTGGAACTGATGCAGCCGGCGCGGAATCAATTCCTGCTAGTGGAACCTTCATCCAAGACTGCGCCCAAGACGCCGCAACAGTAGGACTGTGGCAGGGCTGGGCAAGGGGAGTGGGCTTTCCGGTTAAGTAAGGCTCCGTATTGCCTCAGCGCAACCCTCAAGATTTTGTTTTACACAGACCTTCGCACACCGCTCCCTCTCCTGCTTGAGTCGTTCATCAAGCGCGGTTGAGTCGATGGGGAGGGCGAATGAAGCATCCGCGCATTCGCGTATTGCAGCCAACGCCTCCCGCAGCTTTGCTTCTCTGGCTTTGGATTTGATGAGGTCGCTTTGCCTTGCTGGAATCTCATTGATGTAGCTTAGTGCCTCATCCCGTTCCTTCGTCATGGCGGCGAGTTGCTCCCGTAATTCAGCTTCCACGCGCAGCATCCTTCCGCAACTCGGCGTTCTCAGCTTCCAGTTCAGCGATGCGCCAGTTTACTGCGAATTGAAAATCGCTAGGTGTCATGTAGTTCATCACTTCTCTCCTTGCGCGGCGGCGATCATGTTCATGTAGCACCCTCTAACTGTGTGATCTTTCGGGTTAGCAGAACTCATTGATATGTTCCCGTGCCTAATCATCTCCTCAGTCGGTTCCTTCGGCACCAGCACCATGCCTTCCGGGATGGATGCGGGGTGGAGGTAAAGCAGAGTTCCGTTCGGTCAAGGCGCCATGTTCCCGCGCTTTGTTTTCAGCCAACCGAAGCCAACCTCAAACACCGGCTCCGCATCCTTCATCCACTCCGCTTCAAGTCGAGCGGCGAAGTTTTGTAGTTCGTCATCGTTGCCCATGAATGTCTTAGTAGGTAGCACATTATTTCTGCGATCTACAAAACACTGATCCGCTATCAGCCGTACGTCATCTTTGTTCATCTCACCGCTCCTATCTTCCAAAGCTCCATCCAGACCTTGTCGGCCTCGCGTACATGGTTGTCCATCGAAGCCTCGTCGCCCATGTTGCCGGCGAGGTACGCGAGGGTCATCTCGAATCCGTATCGCAGGTTGAGCAGGAAGGTGTTCATTTCTTTTCCTCCTTCACCGCCAGATATTTCCAGTACGCACGACCCTGTGTACCCATGATGTAGGTGCATGTATCTGCCGTGCTACTCACTGGCTGCATCCCTAATACCTTGGCACAGACCTTGGGGGCTTGGGTCGCTCGTTCCTCACCCATCCACAGTCCCGCCACGAAACAGGCAACCGACCAGCAGGCAAAGAACACTATCAGATCGGCGTGAAACGGCTTTTTCGTTGGCTTCATTGATCCTCCCGATTTGTCGCACGATGTATTCACGATCCCTCTGCGCCACTGAGTCTAGGATGATGGCTTCGATGCTTTCAGCGGAACAGAGTTCGCCCTGTCGCGGATAGCCATCTGGTTGTGCCTCTCGCAGTACGCATTGCCGCCGCAGGAATGCGTTGCTATCCTGGCGCATCGTTTCTTGTTCTGTCCGATTGCGGTACATTGTGTTTTATCCTCCTCGTAGCTGCGGTTCATAGTTGCTGCACCTTTTCAATGGCGTCCTTGCACCCGTAGGCATAGATGTGATGCCATCCGATGTTGCGAAGGTAGATTTCCCATTCGCGTTGATCGTCGCTGATTGTTGAACCTTTGACGCGCTTCATTTCGATGCCTAGTTTCCAGTCAAGCACTAGCAAATCCGGTACTCCTGCCGTGAGTCCTTCCGCAACTAAATACGCTGCGAGTTTGTAATCCCGCATGGCGGCATTCGGTACGGCGAAGATGCGAACCTTCGGATATTGCATCCTGAACCACTTGACGAAGTTCTTTTGTTCTTCGTGTTCCAGTGGGTACTCCGGTGGCTTGCTCGGAGCGCGTGTTTTAACCTCTTTGGCGGGCGTATCGAAGCCTTCTGGCATTGGCTTACCTGCCGCGAAGCAAAGGCCGCGCAGAGCCTTCTCGTTAAGGCGTATGGTTTCGTTTAAGGTGAGCTTCTTTTTCATCACCATATCCTCGTCCTCAAATCCCCTTCCTGCTGCCGCTTTCTCCAATTCGGCACAGTGCGACCCGTAGGCTTCGGCTTGCCAACAAACTCCAGCGGCCCCGACAAGCACCGCCCATCGACGTATAGGCTTCCGGTTGTCGTGTCTGCCCATGCGTCGATATGCCCCTCGTCGCGGTACAGCAGCACTTCGCACACAAACCGCGTGTGGTGCTGCTTCGGCCCTCGGACGTCGACAGAGTATTCCTTGCTGCCGGTCAAATCTTCCAGTTGCTTCGTAATGAGCAGCGGAGTACCGGCGTCGTCGGCGTCGTGCCACTTGCGGAAGGTAGGAGTCATTTGATTGCGTCCATAGCCGCACGATAAGCCGGATTCTTGACAGGAACCTTACAAAACATATCGCACACTCGCGCATATTCCGCAGCCAACTCTACGAGTACCCGTAGCGTGTCGCATTGAGCATTGTTGAGCCGCACTATCTCGGCTTGCTGGTCGGCGGCGAGTTTGGCTAGGGTCGGTTGCGCCCATGTGGCGAAGTCAGCCATGTAAATTAGTCTCCGCGTAAAGTTCTTCAGCAAACCGCCGAACCATTGCCAGATTCGTTCGCAAGTCGATCAGTTCGATCGACTGATCCCGATACACCTCGATGTGCCGAGAGTTCGAGGCGCGAAGTTCCGCGTTCTCGATCTCAAGGCGGGTGAAGGCTAGTTGCTCTTTTCGGTTCATCAGAACGCTTCGTCATCATCAACAACGTAAGCATTCGCCTTCGCCGCTGAATGCTCTGTAACGGGGGATGCTTCCTGCTGCGATGCCTCCGACTTGCCAAGCAGCGTCAGGTCATTCACGCGCACATCAAGCGATGCACCCTGGCCGCCATCCTTCTTCTCGTACATGCGCAGGGTAGCCTCCCCGCTGATGCCGACCAACTGCCCCTTGTTGAGATACGGCAACACGGACTCGCCGCGCTTGCCCCACATCTGACAGTTCGCCCAGGTTGTCACAGCCTTGTCGCCAAAGCCCGACTTAACGGCTACGGAGAACGATACGAGGCTATTGTCGCCAACAAACTTTTGCTCTGCTGACCGTCCGAGATTGCCGGTGAAATTCCAGTTATTCATTAACGCACCCCACTGTTAAAAAAGTCATCGGCCAAGTCGACCATGTTTGCATCAATTGTGTATACGCCCATCAACGAGTTCGGCGTCTTTTCGAGTTGCGTCCTGAATAGCGCCGTTGTCACTTTAGTCGCCACCCAACTGCCGCCATACGTCACGAACACTGCCAATGGCACTGGCGAGGACATCAGTTTGCGCTCAAGCGTTTGCGCGGCTTGTCTGCTGATTGCGTTAGTCATCGAACTTGGCCGCATCGTTGCGCTCGTCGGCACGGTCGGCCTCCCAATCCTCGCGTCCATCGTCGTTGCGCTCGACTCCTGAGCCACCGCAACTGCCGCACCGCGTTCCATCGTACATGCCCTCGCCGCTACCGCTGCACTGTGGGCAGTAGCCGGGTTCGTTGTCGTCAGTCTCGTCGCCGCATTCGGCGTCTGTTCCATCGTCGGAAATCATGCTCAAATCTCCCCACCATCAGGATTCGCCGCCATCTCCGCAGCCTGAGCCTTGGCTTGTGCAGCGGAAATCTTGAGGGACTTCAGCAACTCCCGCGCCTCGACAACATCCGACTCCATCCACTCGGACAGAGGCTTGCCGTACTCTGCTTCCAGCGCCGGGAGCGTGTAGCCTACGCTTGCGAAGGCGTGCAACACCTTGCCCTTGGTCACGTCGTCGACGGGACGGTCGGGGCCGATTCCGGTAAGGTCGCCTTCAAGCGGATTTCCGCTGATGGTGCCGCGCACATGGGTAGCCTCGCCTTCAATCACATTCAGGTCAGGCTTGTGTGTCTTGCCTTGAGCCTTGGCTGCGGCTTGCTTCACCTTCTCAGGCATGGGCGTCGGTGCTGGTTGCGGAGTAACGTCCTTCTCCGGTGCTGGTGTGAAATCCTGCACTTCTTCCGGCGTATAGATTCCGACAGATACGCCTGGATACACGGTGCGGATGCCCTCGCTGATGCACCGTGCGCGGAGCATGGCGCGGGGATACTGCTTCCATGTCGGGTTCTTGGTAAGCCCCGCCTTGGTCGCCATGTCGAACGTCCATTGAATCGAAACCTCGCCGCCAGACGGATGCGAGAACACGCCGGTAACGTCGGCGTCGGTGTAGGACTTCCAGCTAACCTTGCCGCCTGCGTTCTGGAACCGCGCAAGCATGGCATCAGCCTTGAGTGCAGGGCGGCCTTGTATGACGTGGTACTCCATTGCTGCCCGCGCAGGATGCAAGCCCTCTGACTGCGCGACGAGCATCAGGGCGATAGCCTGCTCCGGTGTTTTCATTCCGAACAGGCCGGACTTGGCGACAGCGGTTGCCATCTGTTGTATGTCTTGGAACGGTACGAGTGCGGTGTTCATACATCCTCCTTCATAGCCCACGTTGGCAAGCCCAACGTAACGATTTCTTCCTGGTAGCCGGGGAACATTTGCGCCGTGGTGCAGTCCTTCCAGTAGTCGAGCGCACGGCGAACCTCGCGCCATCCTTGATCCAGAGCCAGAGCGTCCAACTCATACACTGCAACGGCGAACGGTGCCTTTTTCTCGACGGCAACGAAGTAGAACTTCTCCGCTCCGGTGCCTGCCATGTAGTGCGCCGCCTGCCGATGATAGCCGTAAGCAGCAATGCTACGGGCGAATCCTGCCGGTGATGCGTCCTCGGTGGATTTCAGATCAACGATGTACGGCGTTCCGTTTGATTGGAAGTCAGGGCGGCACTTGCATTCAAGCCCGGTATCCTTGTCCGTCCAGAAGTATGATGATTCGGATACGCCATCCGTCAGGAGTGACGATGCTGTAGGGTTCCGAAGGATAGACACGCACATACCTTGAATGGTGTCCCAATCCGTCGCGCTGATGATCGTCTGCCCTGAGTCCAGCATGGCCTGCTTTGCCGCCTTGCCTTCCTTGGTGCGCCCGTCCATGTCGAACACGCTGTAGGACTCGGCGAAGCGTACCGGCTCCAGCACCGCCATGTGGAAGGCAGTACCGAATGCCATTGCTGGAGTCTGCTCGTCGGTGGCACCGTCCAGGTAGGCGCGAGCATGTGCCGGTGACTTGAGTATCTTGCTGATGAGCGAGTTGCTGACAGCTTCGTGAGCGTGATACTCGCTGGCCGGCATGTCGAGGATGGTTTTCATGCGAAGTGCCTCCACTTATACTGCCCGACGAGGAAACGGACTTCGTTCGCAGCGGCGAGGATTTCCGGCTCGTAGTACATCAGCGCGATAGCTGTGGTGCGACCATCGTGCCAGTCGCCCAATTGGTTGTTAGGATCGGCGCGGCAATCCTTGAGACTGGATGCGGCGATGATTTGCGCCATTCGGTGTGGGTCTGGCCTGTAGTTGCTCATGCTCCATTGTTCCTCGGCCAGCGTATCGGGTTGCTGATTATCCTCGTCCTGCTGCTCTTGCCACATTTCAGCACTTCTGCCCATGATGAACTTCCTTGAACTGGATGACAGGAAACTTCGTCATCGCTTTAGCAGCGTTCCAGCACTCGTCATGGGTGCCGAACGTCTGCCCTACTACGATAAGATTTGCTACGCCATCCATCGCCGGATGCTGCTGCTCTACTGTTGCTTGGTACTGCGGTACAGGTTTCATTGTGCTACCTCCTTGTGTGTAATTCTCCTGCTGAAACTTACACGAAACTTACAACGCGCAATTAAATTGATCCGACACGCGGCATGGATTTCCGCAGTCCCGCCAGAATCTTCGACCATCCGATGCGCTCTTTCCATTCAACGCCATCGGCGACCACGCGGTAGCAGTCGACGCGATCAGTCCGGTACAGGTCGAGCGTGTGAATCTTCTCGCCGAAGTCGAAATCACGGATGATGATCTGCCGACGAAGTTCTGGTAGCGGTTGCGGATATTCCGGCGCCGGTCCGTCCAAGCGCACACGCTCCCGGCCTCGTCGCATGGCTGCGAGGCGGGTCTGTGCGGCTTTTTTGGTCAGTCGATAGGTCATAGTGTACCTTGCACGGTAGGGCTACTTAACGTTAGCCGTCACCATGACATCGTGTCGCGCAGGGTGGAAATCTTCACGTTGTAAAGGCCGGTGGCTTTCATTTCCTCCATCGCGTTTTCCAACATCGCCAGCCGCTCCTTCTGCTCGGCAATCTTGCGCTCCAAATTCTCGCCGCACGTCATCTGCTGCATCGGGTCTTTCGCGTAGCCACCAAGTACGCCCGCTTGCTTCGCTGCCATTTCCATTGCGTATCCTTCATTCATGGTCGTTTCCTTTGTTGTGTTGCCGTGCCTTCATCGGGCGCACGGCTAACCCGTCATTCCACCGGACCTGCGCGAAAAGCCGCGCAGGCCGGTGAATTCAGACGTTCGGCGTCTCACAGAACCACCGTTCGTTTGCTGCTATCAGTGCTTCCTTGTCCGTCACAGATGGCAACACCGAGTCAATCCCACAGTGCGGGCAAAGCGCCGTCATTTCGTCCAGGTCGGCCCAATCAACAACATCCGTTGACGGGAACGATCGGAGACAGAAATAGCAGCCGCATTCCTTCGCTGCCTGCACCTTGGCCCTGTTGCGCCGAGACGCACGGCACGCTTGTTCAATGTCCATCGCTTATCCTTTTCAAAAGTCGGCTCCGGCAAGACGCCGAACTAATCAATCAACCCGGACGTGCCGCAAAAGCGCGGCACGCCGGTTATTTCAGCCGTTAGACACCTTGCGCTTGTACTGCGAAACGTGAGCATGTTTGCACTCAATGCAGAAGCTAAGGCTTGAAGTGCCGCACTGCCATGCAACATAATTCTTATGCCTGTCGCAATCCGTTTTCTTGCACTCTTTACCAGTTCGTTGTTTCGGGTAAAGGTCGTTAAAGTTGTCCATGTTTCCTCCGAAATCGTTGCCTAACATTTGCGTCAACGCGGACGCTTCGCAAGCTCAGCGCCGGTTACGCCAGCGTTAGCCGTCACCAGCCTTGACCAGTGACGGCCGCTCATTACGTCTTCTGTTTCTCGTTCTCACGCCGCGTTGCTTCCAGCGTGGCTTCGGTGTGCGCCAAGTTCAGCGCGGCCTGCGAGTACTTCAGCACGTCGTCAGGCTTTGCGGCTTGGGCCTTTTCGGTCAGGTTCTTTATTGCGGCTTCGATTGTGGCTTTCATTGGGTTTTATCTCCAACTTGTGCCGGCCTTTAACGGGAGCCGGCTAACCCGTCAATCAACCGGAGCCACGCGATGATGCCGCGTGTCCCGGTTATTTCAGACGTTGGCAGGCAAAAGCATGTCGCCCTGCACCGCCGTCTCGCCAGCGCCGACTTTCGTATCCTCGAACAGCCGAGGCTGTGCGTAGGCTTGCTCTATTCGGCGGCAGGCAATCTCGAAGTATTTGCGCTCACGCTCTATGCCGACGAACTGCAACCCCATCCGGGCGCAGGCAACGCCAGTTGTTCCGCTGCCCATGAATGGGTCACAAACCGTCCGAGCCTTTGGGTGCAAGCTCAGGCACCATTCCATCAAGGCCGTGGGCTTCTGCGTCGGGTGTTCTTTCCCTTCGCCGCTGTTTTGGTATGCGTCAATCCGAGACATCCGAAAAACCCGCGTTGCCCCGCTTCCGTTCGTCCATGCGAGTTCAAAGTCGCCGCTGCTGAAAGTCTGGCACTTGTCCCAAGAAAGCCAGCGCGAGCGTTGAGGAAGTGCGTACAAATGCCCACCCCAAACAACCGCCTCCTGCGCCTTCTGAACCCCAAGAGAAACGCCGTCGTCGCAAAGTTTGTCCCACTCAGGGGCAGTTCCCCACATTGCGGCCTTCCCGTTCTTCCCGGCAAAATCGCCGTGCCATGCGGTTCCGATCTCATATGGCGGGTCTGTCAATAGCAAGTCAAAATCAGGCAGCAGCGGCAGCACTTCGCGGCAGTCACCGTGCCACAGTTCGCAATTCCCGATTGTCACTTTCTCAGCCATCATCACCCTTCCCGTTTGCCTGCTAACTCGTCGGTCAACACGGACGCGCCACCGATAGGGCCGGCGTCGCGCCGGTTACCTAGATCGTTAGCCACCAAAGCCATCGTATGCTTTCCGCCCGAGCCGCTTCGCCAGTCGCAACACCAGCTTCTGCGCTGGACTCTGGAAGTTCTCCCAGTTTTGGTCTTGCCCATAGCGCCCGTCATGGTACGTCGCATACTCAAGCACGCTCATGCACTCGGCCAGCAATTCGTCGTCGTAGCATCCGCCCGCTTCGCGTTCCGCTGCATTCTTTTCGGCCAGCGCCTTTATCTCGGCTAGGCGCTTTTGCATTTGTTCCAGTTCCGCAATCTCTTGTTTCATGTTTCCTCCTGTTGGCTAACCCGGCAGTCCAGCGGACGCCGTTCCGGCACCGCTGACTTTTGCGTTGGGCGTCTTTGGCGGATGAATCGTGATGTCCCGCTGGTCGCCGCCGTCGATCTTGATGTCGCCGTCAGGAACGTGGCCTTTTCGGCGCAGCACCTCAAGGGTCAGGCTGACAAAGCACCCGGTCAGCACAGACAGGGCGGTTGAAACATCCTCGCCCGCCAGATCAAGCAGGGCTTTCTCAAAGTTCTTTTCGGCTATCGTTGCCATCGTTGTTGCCTCTCCGGGCGCAGCCGCCCAACTAGTTCATCGAGAGGGACGCCAAAAAGCTACGCTTTTTGTCGCCCCTCATGGTCGGCGTTGTACGTCAAAGCAGCGTCCCGCATCTGCCGCACTGGTCGCGCAGCTTCATCGGCGTCTCGTCGTGCAGCCCAAAGACGCCTTTCCGCTTGCCTTCCTCAGTCTCGAACCCGTAGCAGTGCCCCTTGGCGGTCTGCCGCGTCTCGGCTTTGTGGTAGCCAAGCAGACACATCATGCGCTGCCAAAGTGGCATGCCCTTCGGGTAATGAGGCATGCTCCTGTTGTCCCACTTGATATCATCACCGTCCATCTTTTTGCTCTCCGTAGTTACCGTTGCCGCACAACCCGTCAGTGCAGGCGACCTGCCGCGATAAGGCCGCGTCAGTCGCCTGACCTCGTGCGTTGGGCGGCATGGTCGCCAGCAGCGCATGAATCGCGTTGATCGAAACCGCCTTGTCGGCGTCCGGTGCCGGCAACAGTCGCATCGTCGCTTCCATCTGCCGCAGATCATCCTCGCCGTCTGTGCCGATCAGGCCAACGAGCGCGCCGCGCAGCAGGGCAATGTCGCCTTCGGCCTTCCGCATCGGGTGCCGCTCGCAAACCTTGATGTGCTCCGTCAGCACCTGGCTTCCTGCTGCCGGCGTGTCCTGTGGGTATTCGTGCCCGCAATAAACGCAGGTGAGTATTCGTCCGTTCATGTCATTTCTCCGTAAAAATTCCGCCCAACATTTCAGTCAACGCGGACGCTTCGCCATAAGGGCCGGCGAAGCGCCGGTTACTTGGGCGTTGGAGGGCAAGAACCCGTTGCGCATGTCGCCCCGGTACCCCCTCTGAAAATGCACCGCGCCTACCGCAAAGCCGACCGGGAACCCGAGTTCTTTCCTGCCGTTGCCGACAATCAGAATCTCCCGTATCCCGCCCCACTCATGAACCATGCGCAGCACCCTGTTTGACTGCCAAACCTTCCCGAGCGGAATCAAATACACGATGTCATCCGCCAAGCTCATGCTGTGCCGCAGCCACTCGAAAAAAATGCTGAACGGTGGGTTGCTCACAATCCAGTCCACGTGGGTGTTCCACTCAAAAAAGTCTCGGCCTTCCCTCACTTCGCACCAGTCAGCGCCGGGCATTTCGTCGAAGAACGCGCCGTCGCCCCGGCACGGATCAAGCACGGTACCGCGCGGACGGAAGTGCTCGACAATCTTCCGCGCCACCACTCTGTCTGTCATCACGATGTCAGCCGGGTTCGAGTGCGTCACCGAAAAACCTTCAAACCGCGCTTGTTGCCGCTGGGTCATTTGCCCTCCAACCCGTCATGCGAAGGGACGCGCCGCGATGAAGCTGCGTCGCGCCCCTCCACTCTGTCGTTGTGCCCCTCGGGTGCCGTGCCGCCAGAGCCGACTTTCTGGTCGCCCAGCGCCTCGCGCAGGATGTTTTCGGCCTTGAATAGAGCGCCCTTCGTGTCTGGCTCAGACAGCAGCATCCGGTAGCAGCGCTCAACGTCATGCGCCAGCTTTTCCCGCCTCCGCCTCTCGCCGTGCCAGCGCTCGAAGAACTCCGTGTGTTCGCGCTCCAGCACTTCCAGCCGGTCGGCCACGCCGTCTATTAGTTCGCCGAGTTCTTTTGGGTCTGACATCTTTAAGCGCTTGTCGCCGCGCCGCCACCGGTTGTACTTTCGCAGTTGTTCATGTTGCTGCATTTCGTTCTCCGTTCAATCGCCGGGGCACAACCCGTCGCTCGTGTGGGACTGTCCGCCTGCGGCGTCCAGCCCCACAGCTTTTGCGTTAAACCGCATCACCCTTCCCCACACTCTCCACCTTGATGCCGCCCGACACAAGCCGCGCAGCTTCGGACGTGCTAGTAACGACGGCGCACTTAAACTGCGACTCCGCAACGTGGCGCATTGCGCTTGCGGCATTGGTGGCTTCGATCAGGCGAGTTTTCTTGGTGGCGATTTCTTCGACGAGGTACAGGCGGACTTTCATGGTGCGGTTCCTTTTTCGATTGGTTAGTTGACAGTGACGGATTCTACCCATATCATTCGCCGTGTCAACACCTAATTGCAAACCAAATGAAAACTAAACAGATATATCGGCAACTACTGGATGCGAGCAAGTCGCGTAAGAAAGAGGCGCGCAAACTACGCAAGCAGGGGCTTACATGGACGGCCATCGGGGTGCATCTTGGGGTTACTCGCCAGCGCGCACAGCAGATAGGAAAGGAGAAATGACCGACGATCTTGACGCCCTCAAGCGATCCGTGGACATGGTCACATTGCTGACCGGCTACGGCGTCGAACTAAAGCAGCGCGGAAACGAATACGACTGCCTTTGCATATTCCACGACGAATCGAAGCCGAGTATGCAGGTCTATATAAAGGACGGAGTACAAAAATGTCATTGCAAGAGTTGCGGGCGCGGCGGCACCGTCATTGATGTTGTCATGGAGATGGACGGTTGCGACGAAGGCGAAGCGATCAAGCGTTTGCGCGCCAACGGATTCCAGCGCGACGATACCCGCATCAAAGCCGAAGCGCCAATCAAAGCCGCGACGTGGCAGCATCAGGTGGCACCGGAACCGTTGACCGACTTCAGCATAAAAAACCTTACCTACGTCGCGCACTGGACGTACCTGGACGCTGATGGCGCACTACTCGGCTACGTGGTGCGCTACGTCAAGCCCGGTGGCGACAAGGACTATCGCCCGTGGAGTTATGGCAGCTACTCCACCAACGTATCCGCGAAGTGGATGAGCAAGGCATGGACGCATGGACGGCGACCGATATACGGCCTCGATCTGCTGACCGCGAATCCATCAGCAAAGGTAGTCATCAGCGAAGGCGAGAAAGCCGCCGATGCCTCGCGGCACTATTGGGCCTCGCGCATAGGCATAGCATGGCCTGGTGGTGCCAATGCCATAGCCGGAGTCGATTGGACGCCACTGGCAGGGCGTGATGTATTGTTGATACCTGATGCCGACCTTACCGGAGTCGGTGAGGCAGCAATGTTCAAGGTGGCTAGCTACCTGCTCCCCCTTGGGTGTAAAGTTAGCATCCTCGATACAAGCGACAAGCCTAACAAGTGGGATGTTGCCGATGCTTTATCGGAGGGGATGAGCAAAGAAGCATTGATGGCATGGGCCGCGCCGAGGGTATCGAAACTCGGCAGCAGAGAACTCGAAAAGCAAAGGCTTGAGGAGGAAAAAAAAACTATGCAATCCGCGCAAGCCGGCGAGCCTGAGCCGATGAATCCGCTCCCAATGGAGGACTGGTCTGAATACGATCTGCCACCCATAGACGACGATATAGAGCCGCAGCATATACCTCTAACCATTGATGTGCAGCCGACAGAGATAGCCGATGCGCCTGCGATAAAGCCGGCGAAGGTTGCAAGGCATACGGCTATCAAAGCCGACGAGGAACCCGATGGCCCGGAATTCAGCGATCCAGCGATGGCGGGATATTGGTTACAGAATCAAGGAAAGGACTGGGTGTTCGTTACGGAATGGGATAAATGGATGCACTGGAACGGCAGCATTTGGGAAAAGGATAGGACTAACTCGGCGCGTAAGGTAATCCTTCGGCACCTTGTAAGTGTCAGTGGGTGGGATATGTCCCTGCGACTATCCGATACAGCGCGGCGCGCATTGTGCGACCTGCCGAAAATCGAGAAGGTGGAGAAGGTTGCCAGAATCCTGAAATGCACAGTCCCCGAAACATTCGACTCGAACATATTTCTGTTAAGCACTCCGGGCGGAGTTGTTGATCTTCAAACTGCAACGCTATCCGATTCAAGTCCAGATCACTACATAACCAAAAGCACCAAAGTCACGCCAGACTTTTCAAGGTGCGAAGAAAAAGACATCCCCATGTTTATGTCCGTCCTTGAACGCGCCCACGGTGGCCCGGAGATGGTGGAATACCTGCGCCGATGGTGCTATTACGTTTTGACAGGGGATACTCGTTTCGAGTGTTTCCTGTTTGTCTATGGCCCTGGCGGTAGTGGCAAGAGTACATTTATCCACGTCCTGCGCGAGCTTGCCGGCGATTATTCCGTAGCCGCAGCTATGCAGACATTCTCAGAATCAAAGGGCGCGGAACACTCAACCGAGATTGCCGGCCTTGCCGGGGCGCGATTGGTAACGGCGACCGAAACTGAGAAAAATTCACGCTGGAATGAATCCCGCATCAAGACGCTTACCGGCAGGGATCGTATATCAGCCAGATTCATGCGATGCGATTATTTCCAGTTCGACCCTCAATTCAAGCTGGCGATTGCAGGCAACCACAAACCCCGCCTGCGCTCGGTAGGTGAGGAAATGCGCCGACGTATCCATCTAGTCAATTTCCCATCATCATTCAAGGATGGCGAGAAGATAGAGAACATCCGCGAATTGCTTGACGCTGAAATGCCTGGAATACTTGCATGGGCAATCCGTGGTGGCGAAGCATGGCGCAGCAAAGGTATGTCCCGGCCTGCTGCGGTGGATGCTGCAATTGCTGATTACTTGAATGCAGAGGACACGCTAGGCGCATGGCTAGAAGAATGCTGCACGGTGGCGCATGGCAAACGGTGCCGTTCGATTGATGCCTATACGAGTTACTCTAAATTCGTTGAATCTGCCGGAGAGGGAGTGCAAGCCCAGAAGGGATTTGTGCAGGAGCTTGAACAGCGAGGATTTGAGCGTGTCAAATCTGGAGGTATTATGCACATTACCGGACTTGATATAGTGCCTGCTGCTGCGCCTGCATGGGCCGAACGTGAATTCTGACAAATTAGCCTGGACGCGAACGGGAAAGATCACAATGCGCGCCGACGACTATCTCATAATCCGCTATCCTACCCACTACGCGGCCCTACACGGCCCGCAAACGGCACGGACTACCATCGGGCAATACCCTACGGCACAAGAGGCGCAAAACGCCTGTAATGCCCACAAAGAAAAAGCCCCCTGCGAGTAATCAGCGAGGGGGCAAAGCCGGTAATTGCTACCGGCGAGGGGAGAGTGGATTCTAGGGCCTGAGCACGATTATCACAAGGGCTAGGATTAGAGCGCCGATTGAATGTAGCATCGCATCATATCCGGCAAGGCATAACCACGGCACGGAAATCGCCATTCGATACCAGCACGCTATCATTCACGCCATCAACGGCGATTGTGCCGTGATCCGCAGCCGCCATTGCATCATGCAGATATTCGGCATTGATACCGTACAGTTTCGGATCGTAGTATTCGCCTGAATTGGCATAGAACTTAGTAGCCAATGGAGTCATTGTCCATTTGTCGAAACACGGCACCGTTATATCGCACGCCGACAATGCGCCATCGGTGCTAATTGTCGCGGTGCCAAACTTAACCTTGTTAGCCTTATTCACGGCGACAATGGATTTAGCGGCGGCAATTTGCACGCCATTGAACGGCACCACGTTAGACCGTGCGCTATCGGCAGGTAACACACGCGAATAGTCGGGAAACTTTCCGTCGACAAGCTTGCAAATCAGATACCCGCCAACATACCCAATCCGGCAATGTGTCGCGGAAAAATCCATATGGATGATATTTTTCGCGCCGAGCAGATTGAAAGCGCCATCGGGGACAATCGCCTGACCAGTAAGACCATTGGCAGCATACGCGTTCTTGACAATGTGCAGGCGATGGCCATCACAACCAATGATCGCCCGTTCGCTATGGTCAAAACAGAGACCATTGAGATAGTAGCGAATATCCGAAACGGCCATTGCCGGCAATACCTGGGAAAGTTTGACCGGCAAGGCGTCGCATTCGATCCGCGTGCCATCGAAGGCCGGCAATGGTATCCAATCATTAACATCGCCAGCATTTACAAGCTTGATACCGTTGAGCGTGTCTCCAGACCATACAGGCTTTTTGTTCAATGCCATTGCCGACTTGATCTGCTGCACCGATACCACGGTGGCGCAATCGAAATCCCACTCTCCAGAATCGATTACCGCGTGCAGTTCAATATCGGTGGCGCGTGCTGCTTTGCCTTCAAAGACAATGTGGCCGTGCATGGAAAGCCTATTCTTGTTGCAGGTATTGGCGAGCTTCATTAGTGTCTTCATGATGTTACCCCTATGTTATGCGCCGATATTGGCGCTATGCGATGCTAGTCTGCATCCTATAGCCGACTCATGGAATCGGCTATGAGATTGAACTATTGGCCGTAGACGTTGCTATTCCGTACCAGGCTAATCAGCCGGACAAAGTGTTTAGCCCAATAGACTTGGCGAACCGGGTCTGATGTGGCGCGCTCGCAGGCGAATATCGAACGGGCTAGGCGGTGGAATCGGGCGGATGTCATGATTGCACCACGAGCAGAGCGGCGTTGACATTCGTTCCCGAAGTAGCAAACGATCCAGGCGGCAAATCTTCCCATGTGCCAAGGTGCGATAATGCCTCTCGTTGGCGAGGGCCATTGGCACAGATTGCCACGAGTCGACCGCCCGGTTTCAGCATGGTCAATGCGTGCTTTATGTGCTTGATGTCGTCGGCGTTGGCAAAAGGAGGATTCATCACGATTCGGTCGAATGCGCCAAGGTCGCCGTTACATTTCAGAAAATCGTCGCATATGACATGCGTAAGCGGGAATTCTTGGCGGAGTCGGTCGGCCAACGACTGATTTATTTCAACGGCGGAAACGGCCCCCGCCTCCGGGTTGTGGGCAAACATGCGCCCGCCGATGGCCCCCAATAGCGCACCAGTGCCGGCGCTGGGTTCAAGTACCCGATGCCCTGGCTTTACGTCTGCAATCTTTGCGACACGTTCCGCCAGTGCTCGCGGAGTCGGGAACAGTTGCGGAGCGGTAACAACCTGCACCCCGGCGCGCAGGGATTCGCGCATAGCGTCAAAGGCTGTTGTTTCTGGTTTCGTTTGCGCCTTCGGCGTTGCCGGTTCTTTTGGCGATTCAGCAAGCCAAAACCCGATTCCGTTATTTGTTTCGGTCAACC